CTTAAATTTAGGTGCCGTCCTTTCCTGATAAGTCGATTCGTCCGTGCTCTTTTTCAAAGTCGGCAATATGACGGCGAATTAGCCACTCTATTTCCCGGTTTTTACTGCGCCCATTAAATTTGGCAATGTATTCTAGTTTATCAAGCGTGATACGGTTAATCCGAAGTGTATAGCGGGGCAGGTTGTCTTTCATGGTGGCCTCCTGCAAAAAGTCCTTGACAAAAGTATATGCAGTAGGCTAAACTTTGACTTAGATATGACGCATAAATGACGCAGTATAAATTTATAAAAACCGGGCGGGGGGCTCAACCCCGCCCGGCAAGGAATTACTCTAACATGTCCAACACGGCGTCCTTTAGGTGCAGTGGTGAGAGGCTATACCAATTAAATGCCATGACCATGCGAAAGACCTGTTCCGCATCGGTCGATACGTCCTGGAGAATCTGCACAGGGCCTTGGTGCAAAAGGCCATATACTACGATATCGTAGCTATAGTATGTGCCGATCTCCGGGGCGTATTTCTTTCGCCTGAACATGAAATAGGATATGGGCACGACGATCATCCTTTCTCTTTTTCTACGGGATGTGTCGTGTGTAAAAGGGGGCCCTCTAGCTCGAGCAGGAGGGCCTCGCTTGTTTATGAGAGAGGAAAGATTGTGCCCCCACAATTGCCCCCAAAGCCCCGAGAAATGCCCCGAAATCCTGCTAAATAGTGAATGTAGAATATATAAAAAAACAAGACAAAAAACCCTGTAGTCATTGAGACTACAGGGTTTTGTTCTGGTGGAGACGACAGAACTCGAATCTGTGACCCCTTGCGTGTGAAGCATGAAAAACAAAACCCGGCTATCCATTGATACTTAGCACTTTCTCCTGTTGACATTTTTCGGTTTGCCCCGAAGTTTGCCCCGAAAAGGCATTTTCTACAGCTCCTATCAGCTCACCAGGTGTGTTGCCGACCACGTGGCTATAGATGCCGAGAGTGACCTTTATATCGCTGTGCCCGGCAAGATATTGTATCTTCTTGATGTCCATGCCGGATTGGCAAAGACGTGTGATATAAGTATGGCGAAGCAAGTGCGGAGTCACCTTGAAGTCCAGCGTCTGCTGGATTTGTGGGCCGCGCTTTTTAGCCTCTTTCTCAGAGGTGGCCGCTGAAGCTTTGACTGTGCGCCGCCCGATAATTGCCATGAGATTACGTACAGTCTGGAGACTAGCATTTGAACCATTTTTTGCGGGAACGACGAAGACGCTATTACTCTTGGACTTTGCAGCGCGAAGAGCGTCCGCCAGCTTGCTGGGCAGAGGAATGGTACGGTGAGCCGCTTTCGTTTTGAGCGGGGAGGGGAAGATACCCTTTCCACCGTCAAAGCGCACCGCGTTGTTTACGGTGAGGTGGGGGGCGGCGGCATTGAGATCCAAGTCGCTCCAGCGCAGGCCACAGATCTCCTCTCGCCGTAGGCCGGTGTAAAGGCCGATCAGCACGAAGAGATAAGCGCGGGTGCCCTTTGTGGCATCCTCCAGAGCGGCGCATTGCTCGGGTGTCAGCGGCACCTTCTCCTCGGTGGGGACACCACCCGCCTTTATTTTGGCACAGGGCGAACGGAAAATCAAGCCATTTTCCACCGCGCAGTCAAACCCCATGTTCATGACGCCCAGCACCTTGGTTTGGAGAGAGTTTGACTTGCCGGCAAGGGCCGCCATGACACGTTGGCAATCCTCTGGCTTGACGGACTTTAGCCTATACCCTCCGATGATGGGGCAGATGTGGTTGTTGATGGCGTTCACGTAGTCCCGTCGGCGAGAGTAGGAAAGCCCATCCTTGCGGTTTACATACCACTGCGCCAGAAGCTGGGCAACAGTGGTTTTATCATCCAGGATGACACCCATCCGCTGGGCGGTCTCCAGGTCGTAGAGCTTGGCCCGCAGTTCCTCTTTACTCTTGGCGCGAACGTCTTTGTAGGCACCACTTTGCAGCTTGACCCGTTTACGGTAGTACCCGGTTTTTTCATCAAAATAAAACTCGGGGCGTCTTGCCATCTTGAATCCCTCCCACAAGTATGATAATATGAGAGGGTGATATGGGCCTGTCAAACCTTATCACCCTCTATGTGAGCCGTCCTTGGTGTTGGTAGCACCAGGGGCGGTTTCTCTTGCTTTTTGTCAAACGATATGCTATCCTATTTTTGGCGTTGCACAACGGCAGGCGGTTAGCCACACCTCCCGAAAGGGGGTGAGGCCCATGCGGATTACGTTACATATCGGAGCCTTCACGGTGACGATTATCGTAAAACGCAGAAACCGCCACCCTGGCCGGTGACGGTTTCTTTAAGAAATTGATTCACTTTCTGGGCTAACCGCTTGTTGCAACGCCCTTCTACACCTATTATAAACCGTCTTGTATTCGATTGTCAAGGCCGCCGCTCTTGGAGTATTCCGGGAGTGGTTTTTTACTGTGCTTTTTTAAGTTCGACCAGTTCCTTGATCATGGAGCGGATTATCTGTTTCAAGAGAACCACGTCGTCTTAATATCCGATAGCGTAGTCACAAGAAAAGCCGCAAATAGCATTATAACAAGTGCTTTGAATACCACGCCTGTCCCGTTGATTACGAGATAACAATTCAACACTCTCCAAAGGTATGCCACAACGATACTGATCAATCTCATAGCCTAAACTGGAAAGGCGAATGTTTATAACTTGAGAGGATACATGATAATAGGCGGCTAATTCCTCTTGGATACTGCCTGATATAAAAAGACGAGAATGATTGTGCTGAGATGCTGTACGGGATTGGAGACAGGACAGAAACCGAGGGATAAAGTCTTGGTATGGAACAAGAAGTTGAGCGGCGCCTTCATTTGCTTCCCATTCTAAGTAACTGTCTTGACTTTCGCTAAAGCATTGAAAAATTCCACCATTACGATCCCGATGCTTTGTTAGATGGATGATTTCATGTCCGCAGTCGAAATTTTGTTCATAACTACTTCTTGTGTCATTCAAAACTATGGTATCTATTCTATTGCCCGTAAAAGCGGCGCCGCAGAAGCCATCTGTATCAAAAGTGTGGTATATAATCTCTGCATGATACATACTCATCTCTATCGCATTGAATGGTTGCTCGTATGAAGTAACACCCCAATCAATCCTTAGACGATCAACAAAATGGTATAGTTCTTTTTTGGCGTTATATTCCATCGGCAATTACCCTTGGTTATTTTTCTTTATGTGTGCTTTATATACATCAAGGAGGAAATCTGCGTCATCCTCCGAAATGTCATACGGCTCTAACCCTTGCTTTAAGCGGAAAAATGCAGGACTGAGTTCAAACTCGCGCTCACCCTCCTGGGTGGGCGCTTTTTCTTTTCCTTCGCCGAGCAGGTAACCAACAGTCACACCAAAATAGTCTGCGACCTTTTGAGCTGTCTCTACTTTCATGCTAGCTCGACGCCCCATCTTGAGATCTGTCATGATGCTAGGCTGGATACCGACGTCTTTACACATCCGATAACCAGAAACCCCTTTCTCATCACACAGTTCTTGAAGCCTATTATACAAATTAGACATACTGCGCCCCCTAAATTTGTCAAAAGCACAGATTATACAATCGCGTAATAATATGCGCTTGACTGATATACGATTGCGTAGTATTATCTAGGCAAGGACATACGCAAACGCATGATTATCTATCTGTTGACGCCTATAGTCTATTATACTTTTGCGTAAAAGTCAATACCAAAAGAAAGGCAGTGAAATTGTGGAAAACGCTATACTTACACCGTTTGGGAAGGAGATCAAAAAGCGTCTTGTGGACATTGATAGGACGCAGGCATGGCTCATTGAGCAGGTGCAGGGAACAACTGGACTATATTTCGACCGCTCCTACATGCACAAAATCCAGACCGGCCAGCTTGCCACTCCAAAAATCATCCAGGCTATCCGGGACATTTTGGATCTGCCGGAGCAACGTCAGGATACCAAAGTCGAAGGGTAATAAACCGGACTATTGGAAAGGAGAACATCATGGGCGACATCAAGAATTACAATCCCGCAGAGGAGGAAACCTTGGACAGCCGAGAAGTGGCTGAGATGGTGGAGAAGCAGCACAAAAATCTTCTCCGGGACATCAATGGATACATCGAAAATATGAAGCAGGGCACTGAGCTCAAAATTGAGCCGAGCGAATTTTTTATCCCCAGTACTTATACCGATAGCACTGGTCGGAAACTCCCTTGCTTTCTCGTCACCAAGAAGGGCTGTGAGTTCATCGCCAACAAGCTCACCGGCGAGAAGGGGACGAAGTTTACCGCCATGTACGTGACCCGCTTCAACATCATGGAGGAGCGCGAGAAGGCCGCTATCGGCGGAAAGACCGCAAAGAGCGGTGAGCCCCCGGAGGAGCTGGCCGCCGCCGACAAACGGGCCACGGCGATGCTGCTCAATGCCAAGAACCGGGCGGCGAGTTTCCTTCAAAAGCTCTATGACCGGGCA